TCACTTCGGTGTTGAGACTTCTTTGGCATAGGCCTGGCAGGCCGCCAAGGCGATCAATCCTCGATCGCCGGCGTCGGTGATGCCGATAATTCGTTGAGCATGTGCTGGGTCAAGTTGGGCTCTTGTGGGGCCATGAACCACGCTGCCGGTTGCGGTGGCGGCCGGCACTGAGCAGCCGCTGGCTGACTCGGTGGCGTCGAGTAGGACTGACAGGCGCACATCAGCAGTGGCAAGGCGGTCGCGCAGGCGACCTTGATCACGTTGGGCATCGCTAAGGGCTCGATAATGGGTTTGTTCGCTGGCTGAAAGTCGTTGCTCGAGCGCCAGGCGTTTGTCTTGCTCGACACGTTGTTGTGCCGCTGCGGTTATGGCCAATTGGTTGAGGGTTTCCGCCTGCAGGCGATCTTGTTGTTCGAGTTGCTGGCCGTAGCGCCAGTCTTGAACCTGCCAGGTGATCGCGGCAGAGCCACCGACCAGCACGGCCAACAACACGCCTACCGCGAGCAGCCGATACGGCGCGGGGATCAGGTCGACGAGACGCATAGCACTGCCCTCGCCCGCTCCCACAGCTGCAATCGATCCACCAGACCATTGAGTCCGCCATTGATCTTGCGCGTGATCGCCTCGAATTCATCCCGATCCGCCAGGGCGTTCAGCTCCCGAATCCACCAGAACCACGCGGCCGACTCGGCAGCCCATTGCGGCAACTCCAGCAGCTCAGGTGTGCGCAGCAGTCGCTCATCACCAAACAGCGCCAGGCTGCAGCGCTGGTAGTTATTCCGGCCGGTGATCTGGATCAGGCCGCGACCGCGATAGCGCTGGCCATCGCCGTCCGCTTCGGAGGTGTTGCCCAGTTTCATTGCTAGATTGCCGCCCTTCTTGTCTTGGTGTTTGGTGGCCACCTTGCCGTGCGTGTTGCGATCGCCCAAACGAAACTGCCAGCGGCTGACGTCCTTGCGGGTGATGGTGATCGCGCCAAACTCCTTGCCGCTTGCGCTTTGCCCACCCTGACGCGGCATCACCAACAGCTTGCCGTCCGCAACCTTGGCCGTGCAGTCGTATTGCTTAGCCAGGCACGTGATGAAATTGAAATCAGATTCGCTGAGCTGGTCCGCCCGGGCGACCTTGGTGGCCACCGGACAGCCCGGCTCCCAGCCATTGCGCGCTGCGATATCGCTCACGATCTTCGACAGCGGCACGTCCTCCCACGACCCGCTGCGAATGGTCTTGCCACTGCCGCGCATGTCGCTGGCCTTGCCCTTGATTGAAATCGTGTCTGGCGGACCCGACACCGTGATCTCGTCGACCACGTAGGGGCCCTGCGAGCGCATTCAAATTACTCTCCGACAGACGCTAACCAGGAGGTCGCATGAACACCCTTTTCCTGCTGATGGCCCAGTACAACGGGCAAGCGGTTATCCCCCTGGATCGCGTGTGTGCCGATTACATGAATCTAACCGTGGAGAAATTCAAGCAGAAGCGCCTGGCAGGCGAGATTGATGTTCCGGTGGTTCGTCTGGGTGCCAATAGTCAGAAGGCTGGGCTGGGCATCCACCTGAAAGACCTTGCCGATTACATTGATCGACAGCGCGAAAAGGCCACTCGTGAGCAGAATCAATTGATGGGCAGGGTGGCTTAAGGGGCCTACAAAAAACAAGGAGAGCTCACGCTCTCCTTGTATGCGCAACGTTCTAACTGTACAGAACGCCCTCCGGATTGAGCTTCATCCACCACTCACACAATTTTTTCTCTTTCGTGGCGAATGCCCCTTCCAACAGGGCCAGCATCAAATACTGAGCGTCGAGGACATCGTGCCTAATGCGTTCTCTCATCTTAGGGGGCATAACGGGGGGGATACCGCCTGGGTATTTAACCTTGAGATCCAGAACAAACAGCAATCCGACCTGAAGCCATCTGAAGGTGATCCAATCACGGTCAATCCTAGCGGCGTTCTCAGATGAAAAAAACGGAGATTGCGCTACCAGAACTTCTGCCCCACGCCGCACAAAATCGAAATCACATATTTTGTCCTGAGCCGCACGCTTTAGAGCTATGTAGTCCTTCTCATGCGCGGACTCAAACTCTGGAAATAGGATCGGAATACTGTCGATGAGCGTCAACAGCTGATCGGTATCCTCGTCAATCTCATCCTTTTTCCCCTCTCGGAGCTTGATCAGGTCCGGAGGGATGGAATAACTCGGATCCCGGTACAACGCCGTATAAGAGTGATCGATATTCCGAACATGGCTACTGGGCAAACCGCAGGCTGCATTGTTTTCCAATTCATGCCGCATCAGAACGCCCGGATTTGGAATCAATTCAAACGGCCTTGCCACATCCGGGAACCTTGCAAACCACCCAGCCCTTTCGGTATCGGTGCCTTTCACCAACTCATACAGCAACGCGTCAGTCATCAGCAAACCATGCGCCGATGCCAACTCGGTCATCCTTGTCCTGGATACCGCCTGTAAATAGGACTTATCAACAACGAGCTTCGAGTTCAGCGCTTTAGACATTTACACCAAAATCCTTTTCAACCAGGCCCAATTCAAATACATATCACCGTTTCCACGAAGGTGGGTATAACGACGAAGCGAATTCCAATCTCGGTGTCCCGAAACGCTCGACACCCTGGGAATGTCCCAGTCCATCTCAAACAGACGACTCACCCCTTCATGCCGCAGGTCATGAAAATGCAGATCCTCAATGCCCAACAGCGGACAGGCACGGGTGAAGGATGCCGACACTGACTTACCGTTGTAGGGAAAGATTTCATCGGCCGTTTTCGGCATAGCTTGAATAATGGCCCAAGCCTCATCGGGCAAATGGCACCACACGTTATTGCCAATTTTCTGCCCCGGGTTCTTCATGTCTCGCACTAGGACAGCCTGACGGGTGCAGTCGAGATCATCCCAGCGGATCCGTGTGATTTCCTCCTGCCGACGCGTCGAGAAAATCGCAAAGGCGATGATCTTCGGCATGTCGATCTGGGCCTTGCGGCGCGTCTGCATCTCGAAGTAATGCACCATGAGCTTGTCCAGCTCTGCCAACGTCGGCCGACGGTTGCGCTCTTTGCTTTTGCTCACCATACCGAGCTTGCGCAATACCTTGCGCGCGTCGGGCATGGCCAGCGGATCGACCTCATAGCCCCACGCCGGCCGCGCCACGGACAGCACCGCACCCAGGTGCGACAGATCGTTACCGACCGTCTGCGCCTGGACACCACCGCCCTCCTTGCTCATTCGCCATTGCGCGAACTCCACCAGCTTCTGGCTGGTCAACGACGAGTCGTCGAGCTCGCCCAACCAGGTGTCCTTGACCGCAGTAAGCGTCGCGCTTTTGGTTTTGCCCAGCGGGCGAATCTTTTCGTACTCGTCCAGGTATTGCTCGATCATCTTCTTGATCGTCACACCCTTGCGGTTCGCGCGCTCGATACCACCGGGCTCTGCCAGCTCCGTCTCGCGACGCTTGATCCAGGCCTGAGCGACCTGCTTGCGGTCGAAGGTCTGGCTTTCCTGATAAACTGTCTTCCCATCCCGATTGATCCGTATCTGCGCCGTATAGGCCGTCGAGTTGTCCTTGCGCTTGCGTGATGTGATCGTGCCCAT